GCGGCCTCGGTGACGGTGGCGCCGTCGCCGTACCAGACCACGCCGCGCTGGTCGACCGAGTATTCGAACGGGGTCACATGGTCCGGGCGGACGATGACCTCCGCGCGTTCGGCCGGTTCCATCTCGCCCAGCTGCAACGGCGGCCTGCCGTGGGTGATCTGCATGGAGAGCAGTGTCCGGAGCCGTTCGCCGATCCGTTCCGTGTCGCCCTGGAAGACGACGTCGAAGTCGCCGCCGAACCGTCCGATCACCGGTCTGATGTCGCCCACCGCGTGCGTGGGCATGTCGTTGGCGACCGCCTGGTTGACGTTGACGGTCACGTCCTGGTAGCCGGGCACGGCGATCGGCGTGGAGTGGATCCATGCCTCGTCGGGCGTATGGTCGAGCGTCCGTTCGCGTCTGCGCAGCACGAGCACGTCGGTGACGGCCTCGGTGCCGGCCTGGCGGGCGAACGTCGAGGACGGCAGACGCACCACGCCGACGAGCTCGGCTTTTCTCGCGAGGTCGGCGCGCATGGTCTCGGAGCGTTTGTCGAGCGTGTACCTGCTGGTCAGCAGCATCGCGACGCCGCCGGGGCGCAGCGCGTCCACCGAGCGTTCGATGAAGTAGTCGTGCAGGGGGAGGCGGGATGTGCCGCCGTCCGTGGTCCGGTAGTCGAGGCTGATGTCGCCCGAGTAGGGCACGTTGCCGATGGCGAGGTCGAACGATCCCTGTTGGATGGTGCAGTCCGCGAGGTCCGCGTTGAGGATCGTGGCGTCCGGGTTCAGCGCGGCGGCGATGCGTGCGCTGATCGGGTCGAGTTCCACGCCCGACACGTGCGCCGCGACGTCGTCGGGGATGCCGGCCATGAAGTTGCCGGTGCCGCATCCGGGTTCTATGTTCATACTGATTTTGATACAAAAGAAAAAGCCCTCTCCGGGGCAAAAGCCGCCGAAAAAGGCTTGAAATAAAGGCTTCCGAGGTCATGTGCTGACTTTGGAAGCCCTTGTTTTATGTGTTTAGTTGTCCTGCTGCCGCCCGGCAATATGGTGGGGTGTCAGCCTTGCGGTGTAGTGATTTTGGAATAATTAAAAGGTGGGGCAAAATTAAAAGGTTATAATCTTGTCTAATTTCACTTCGAATGTACAGTAAGATTTCCATATGATGAACCCCGATAGAATCAAAATAGGTATCAGTAAATATCAATAAATATCATAAAAGGACTTGAAAGGCGATGAGGTTTATGCTATAATTAGAGTGTATTTTTGTGCCCACGCAGCGTTTATGAGGTGACTACTATGAATAAAAAAACAGATGACAATTACATCAGTCTTGAAGATGCGGCTGAATATTTGAACATCAAACCAGTGACCCTAAGAAAATGGATAAAACAAAAGGCAGACCTTCCAGCACATCAGATTGGGCGCTTATGGAAGTTCAAACGCTCCGAATTGGATGCATGGGTAAGCAGTGGAAAAAGCGCCACAAAATAAATTGCGATGGAAAGGGCTGTTTGTTATGGCTGAAATAACAATGTATAACCAAGATTGTATTGCTGCGATGCAGCAAATCGACACAGAATCTATCGATTTGATTGTCACTGATCCTCCGTATAATCTTGGAAATTTTATGAAAAATAGAGATACAAATCTAAAGAAAATGAGAGATAATTTTTTCGGATCTGCTGGGTGGGATGACATGGAATTTGACGAGTGGTCAAAATCTATGGACGACTTTTTCAAAGCATCTGCTCGCGTAATGAGAAAAGGTGGTGCCATGATTATGTTTATGGCAATCATCAAGGTAGAAACTATAATACAGCTTGCAGAGAAGCACGGCTTCTATTACAAGACAACAGGAATATGGCATAAAACAAATCCTATGCCACGAAATATGAATTTGCATTTTGTAAATTCTACAGAAGCATGGATTTATTTTACATACAAAAAAAAGACAGGCACATTCAATAATGGAGGTGCTATGTTTCATGATTTTATTGAAACTTCAGTGACCCCAAACGGTGAACGAAAGTATGGAAAGCACCCTACCCAAAAACCAGAGGGGCTTATTCAACATTTTGTTGAAATACTCTCCAATCCAAAAGACACTGTACTCGATCCCTTTATGGGCAGCGGTACAACGGGAGTAGTTGCGAAAAGAACCGACCGCAACTTTATTGGAATTGAACTGGATGAGGACTACTTCAAAATTGCTCAGGAAAGGATTCAGGAGGCGTGACGATGAAGCCAAAGGTAATAGATTTATTTGCCGGGGTTGGAGGTTTGTCTCTTGGATTTGAAAACAGCGGCTTTGATGTAGTTCTTGCGAACGAGTATGATCCCTCGATTGCTGCGGCATATGAGGAAAACCATAAGAGAACGAAAATGATCTGCGGCGATATCACTTTACTTGATCTGCAGAAGACATTTTCTGATTATGCGGGGAAAGTTGCCGTGATAATTGGGGGACCTCCCTGCCAAGGATTCTCTCAAAAAGGACAGAGAAAGACCATTCATGATGAAAGGAATTTTTTGTTCAAATACTTTGTAAAGGTAGTAGAACTTGTACGACCGCGCTACTTTGTGATGGAGAACGTTCCTAACCTATTGACAGCTGAAGGCGGCTACTTCCGAAAAGAAATTGAAGAACTATTCAACTCAATGGGATATCAATTAAAAATGGGAGTTCTAAACGCATCGGATTATGGTGTGCCGCAAAACAGGCGAAGGGCCGTGATAATCGGGAAGCATGGTGGTGAAGCTCCTAACCTACCTGCGGCAAAAAATGTTAGCGTTACGATTTGGGATGCAATAAGCGATTTAGCATATCTGAATTCTGGAGAAGGTGAAGAAACTCAGAGTTATCGTAATGAGCCCCAAAGTGAATACCAGAAAAAACTTCGAGCAGGAAGTACAATGCTTCATAATCATGTGGCTACAAAGCATTCGCCGTTGGCGCTGGAACGTTTAGCGATGATTCCTCCTAACGCCGGGAAAGAAGTATTGCCCGAAGAACATTTGACAAAATCCATCTATAGCGGGACATGGACACGAATGCGGAAGGATGAGATTTCTGTTACTATTACCACAAGGTTTGATACACCATCCTCTGGAAAGTTCACGCATCCATTCCTTAATCGCGCCATAACTGTAAGAGAAGCGGCAAGGATACAATCGTTTCCTGACACTTTTCGGTTTGTCGGGAATAAAGGGTCGCAAATGAAACAGGTGGGCAATGCAGTTCCACCATTGTTAGCAGGTGCGATTGCTGAAGTAATAATGAATGACATAGAGGAGGACGCAAACAATGAACAGGCCTGATAATATTCTCGCATACGATGAGATGGACTTGAAGCTGGGAATTAAGTCATCTCTTCCGCACGTCAAAAGCACTCTCGCCTTGGCAATATTACTTTGGGAGTGTTCAGATCATCCTGCTGAACTCATTTATTCGGAGCAGAATGCGGACGAAACTGTAATGGCCAGTCAGCTTGAGCAATGGGTAATTGATTATTTGGCAGATATTTGTGAGGAAGAACGAATATCACCAGATGACCTGATTACTGGCCTCAATAAAAACCAGCTCTTCAAATCACAGATGGAAGCCTTGATGGTGGCTTTTGAATTGGTGTGGAAACTCGCAAAGGTAAACTTTGTTGATACTACTAAAGCGGCAAGTGCGGAGAGAACTGGCGGAGTTCGTTTTCCAAAGAAACTCACCTACTCTGTTAACATTGATATTATCCATAGCGTCATAAGTGGAAATGAAAGTGCATTTCTTCGGGTTCTATTGGCGTGGACTGGTTTTAATGTCGATGCCGATCCGGAGTGCGAAAAGACATTGATTTACTTGCTGACGGCTCTTTCAGAAGGTGCTGTTTTCAAACTTTCAGATGGAACCAAGGATGTTATCTTTAACCAAAACAGCATCTATCGAAAGTTGTTGGAAACAGCAGATGCCGTAGATGTAAATGGTGATAAGGAAGCGAAGGGACCGCTCCGCATTCTAAAGTCGCTCTTGTCTGAAGGAATGAATCCGTATCTTCAGTATTCCAATGGTACGGTTACCATTGCTACTCCGAACAGCGAAAAAATTGAGGATTACCAAAAGCGTGTCGACACACTCCTTCGTTTGAATGCAACAAAAGTAATTGGCCTTGAGGATTTAGATGCAGATACTGAGGGAATTGCACTTGATGATCTGGAAGAGTCCCGCATCAATTCTGGCACTAATATCCTTTTGTACGGTGTTCCGGGGTCTGGAAAAAGCTGGACTATTGAGCATGAGTATTGCAAAGTTGACAGCTATGTAGAGCGCCTTGTATTCCATCCAGATTACACATACTCGGATTTCGTTGGGCAGATTTTGCCGGATGTTGACGATGAAGGCCTTGTGACATATAAGTTTATGCCAGGACCGTTTACGACTATTATGCGTGATGCCTATAGGAATCCGACACAGGAATACATTCTGATAATTGAAGAGATTAATCGCGGAAATGCACCTGCAATTTTCGGAGAGGTATTCCAGTTATTGGACAGAACATTAGAACCAAAGAAGGATCGCGAGGTCGTATATCCTGCTGGCACGAGTGAGTACGGAATTACAAATCGATATATGGCAACGGTGATTTATGGCGATGGTGGGCATAAGGTGCGCATCCCGTCCAATCTCTCAGTTATTGGGACAATGAATACTTCCGACCAAAATGTATTCACGCTTGACACGGCATTTCAAAGACGATGGAATATGCGCTTAATAGAGAATACTTTCGAGAATGTTCGTCCTTCTTTGGCGAACGCCAAGATTTTGGATACAGAGGTTACCTGGGAAACCTTCTGCACGACCATTAATAAGCTCGTGGTTGGAAACAGAGCAAAGATGGCATCCGCAGAGGATAAGAGACTCGGTGTATATTTTGTCCATGAGAGCGATCTTGAATTTGATGATAGGGCTATTTCTCCTGATAATGATCTCCGTGGCGAGTATAATGTTCTTTTGAAAGCTGAACGTGATGGTAATTTGACGCCAGAGCAAAAAGGAAGGCTTTTTGATATTCGAGAAGCTCTGAAGAAGATTCGGAAATTCCCGGAGAAGGTAATTAAATACCTGTGGGACGATGCCTTTAAGTTCAATCCTGAAGCCCTATTTGATACCGATAATATGGAGAGCCTTGAACAGGTTATCCGTACATTTGTGTATTCGACAGGTCGGGATCGATTCAAAATATTCAAGCCTACTGTCCGTTCGACATTCTATCCTGATTCTCAGGCATGATGGTGTACCTAATGGAAAGCGAGGTGGTCAGTGGCTATGGATTTACAAAAGAATATTAGAGAACGCTGCCACGTCAACAAGAATGACGAAGGAGACAGTTTTGTCGGTGTAAAAGCGGATACGGACGATGCCGTTATCTATTTTCCGATAGGCTATCAGCTTCCTCCGAATGACGATGATCTCCGTGCTGACATAAACAACTTGTTCTATGTGCTTGCAGCATTCATGAAAGAGGACAAGCTGATAGAGGAATCGAAATTTGCCGCACCGAGAACGGTTGATTTTCCGATGCACGCATACCTCAAGGTTATTCGGGATTTCCTGAGAACGGGACGATATTACATCGAGACTGATCCGCGGTTTAAGACTGATACCAAGGGAAACGCATCGTGGCCGCGTACTGTCCGTGAACAACGGGCATTGGTACAGAAAAACGGCTCTCTGATTTTTACAAATATGACTGTGCGCTCCGTAACGCCAAATGCCGACAAGAAAATTACGCAAATTCATCGGTACTGCGTGTACGAAGCATTTGATAAAATGGGATGGCTCTATGTTCCGTATATGCCGGAAAAACCCGGTCCACATCCTGATAACAGAGAAGCCATATACATTCTGGAAAAGAAACTGGCATCAACGCACAACGATGTGGAGCAGGAACTGTTCTCTGCAATGGTCTCCATGCTAAAATACATGGATGAGAAGTCTTCCGACAAACAGTACTTTTTCGGGACAGATTTCTTTGAGCGTATTTGGGAGAAAATGATAGACAAGGCGTTTGGCATTGAAGACAAGGATCGGTATTTCCCACGCACCAGGTGGCTGCTTGACTACGGTCCCAACAGGTCAAAAACTCCGCTCCAGCCGGATACTATAATGATTTACAACGGCAAGGTGTATGTGCTTGATGCTAAACTATATCGATATGGATATAGCGGCAATCCCGATCATCTTCCGAACGGACCTGACATCAACAAGCAGATAACATACGGAGAGTATATTGAGCGCGCCAAGGGTGTGCCGAGTGAAATTCTTTATAACGCATTTATCATGCCTTTCAATCGGGAGGATAACACCTTCTTTGAGATGGGGGCTGATGGTAATCCGATACCACGCGTTACAGATAATATCGGCAACATCGGTGAAGCGGTCGGCGACTGGAAACCTGAACCGAAGAATTACGAACGTGTCCAGGGCATTGTGATTGATACTCGATTCCTTATGTACAACTACATCGGTATGCCGGATCAGCAGAAACGGCAGCTTGCGGAAGCAATAGAAAAAGTGGAAACCAGGGCTCCTGTTCCGAGACCTGCAACATAAGAGATGAAGGCTCTACCTTTCTCAACACGAGAGGTAGAGCCTTATTTTTTTGTCTTCTTATAGCTGGCGGTTTCGGTATCGTTGCGCACCGGCTGCATTTCTACACTGTTCGCAACAATAGCGTTTATTCGTCCTTGTCGCTTCGACCAGGAAAAACCTGTCTCTCTTGCAGTTCGGATTTTCGCATTCTTTATACATTTCACCATTTCTCATATAGAAGATGGAAAAATAAAGGGCTTCGATGAGCGTATCGACCTGCCATGTGGCGGTCAGCTTGCCACCGTTATACTTCGGATGGATGCCACGAATGTTATGGTTGATTTCCTCCGCTACGACGATTCTTGCAATTTTCAGTAGAGCGTTTTTGAAGGAATCATTAAGCGCATCTTCGTTGAATGTCGTATATGATTTGAAGCCGCCATAATGGACTTCTTTTATGACGGACACTTCCGTCTGGAGATGGTAAAAGAAATCTATAAGGAATCGAGTCTCTTCATCCACATCCTTACATCCCATGTACATTGCCATTAGGTTCTTAAACCACGGGTCTTTGCTTCCCTGCAAATTCGTATCTGAGCCACTTCTCACGGCGTTATAAAAACTGATATCGATAGCATTTTTCTTTCCGAGAAACGCATCATCTACAGAGTATGTTCCGTTCGCAGCAACTTCCGGCTCCCTGCTCAAATCTGGAAACAGATTATAGGAGTCAAGCAGATTCTTGAAACGATGGGAACAAGTCGAAAAAACATCATCGCCGATCCGAAGTTCGGTCACGGGAGCGAAAAGCAAATAGACTACATGAATGAGGACTCCCTTGTAATCTTTTTTGTTGATGCAACTGTACAACCGAATGGTTGATTTTATTCTGTTGATGATGTCAATAAGATCACTTGCTTCAACCGCTGTGTATTCGTTTGCTGGCAACGGATATAAGAAGCCATATTTTTCAATAAACTCAATATGCTTGTCCACGTCACCTTTGGGAAGCGCGAGTAATTTGCCCAGGATATTTTTCTCGTGTATGCCGCCGGCAACACCGGTCATATTCAAACCGTCTTTCGGTGCATAGGAGAATAACAACTGTGTGCTTGTATCGGGACAAACTTTAAGGGTAACAGTCGGAGCTTCATCGGGAGATGTATTTACCGTGTCTTTCGCGCAGAGACAGCCGTATCCCTCATGCTGGAACATTGTTTTTAATGAAATTCCAGAATTTTTTTCGTCCATAACGACATTTTCCTTTCTGTGGGGCTATCTAAAGCAGGCTCCGCTTTTACAAAAACCATTATCTTTGATAGCGTTAGGGTTCCCATTTGGGAGCCCTTTTCTCTTATTATACACAAAAATAATGGGAAATACAAGACAATCCCATTATATTTGACGCGAGAAATAATGGGATTTCTTTGGAAATTTTCTTACTCTTCCTTTCAGAGTACAATAAAGATGCTGGTGATGCAGCAAATATAAAGTATTATGTCCGATAGCGCTTAAGGACGGAAAGGAGAAATGATGACAAACAACGAACGGCGGAATTGGATTATAAACATCGAAAGTAGTGCTGCTGTAGTTGAATCCCAGCTTGGATGGGAAGTGGTCAAATCTGTCTTTGAACGCTACGGTGCAAAAAATATCTGTGATTTAAATCCAAAGGATCTACCTGAAGTTTTCAGCGAACTGTACGCCATTGAAGCCGACCTAAGATAGTCCATCTGTCCTGAGCAAGACAAAAAACTGCTCACCGCCTGACACCGCATCACCTGATCACTGATGGCTCAACGGTATCCTGCGGCGCAAGTAAATATCTCAGCTGCCTTTTGAGCGGGTTAGCTGCAATCCGAAACGGAGAACTCCGTTAGGACTGCGGTTAGGTTTTTGCACCCTTTTTGCGGCAGCGCCCAGAGTCCTCCGTTTCGAGAAATCGAAAATCGGAGGACTTTTTTATGAAAACCAATGCAAATCAGACCACATCAACCATCTACTACCGCCCACTCAAGCAGTGGATTGAGGTCACCCCGGAGCAGAAGCGCGACTGGGAGCGGTTTGTGGGTGCTACCCGTAAGGCGAAGCAGAGAGCCGGAGCCTGCTGCATTCCATTTAAGAAAAGCTATAAGTGCGATGGTCTCTGCGACACCTGCGAGTTCCGCTGTATCCCGAAGGATGCTCCACAGCATTTTTCTATCGAAACTGAGATGGAGAACGCCCATGAGAACGGTGTCTCCCGCACCAGCTTTCTTGCGGACAGCAGGCTGACCATGGAGATAGATATCGACGCCCTGATCCTGGCTGGTCTGCTCACGGAGCTTCAGGCGTCCGACCCGGAAAGCTATGAGGTCCTCATGGCCATTGCGGACGGGCTTTCCGAACGTGCCGGCGCAGAGCGGCTACATATGCCCCGGAACACCTTCGTATATAAGCGCAACCAGCTTCTGAAGCGGCTCAAAGAAAAATTCTAAAATCTTTCGGCCAAGCCCTCCTTTCCTGTCCAGATGGGTCTGTGAAAGGCAACACAAGACGCCTTGGGAAAGGAGGGACCGCCGATATGAGTTACAACGCAAACCATTATGACACCCGTACCGACGAGGACATTGTTGATGTCCTGACCGCGATCAGCGTGGTGTCAAAGAGACTGGCAAGCAACCTAACCGCCGCACGCCAGCAGAGCAAATCCAGGGAAGGAGGAAAATCATGTGAGCAGAATGGGCGATATGGCACAGACCATCGAAAACTTGCGCAGTGCTGCCGCTGCTATTTCGGATGCCGCTGACTGGCTGACGAGGATGTTCAGCGGAGAGCTGCAGGCAGAGGATGCTCCTGCTTCTCCTCCTGAACCGGAACTGACGCTGGAGCGGGTCAGAGCCGTACTTGCGGACAAATCCCGCCAGGGGCACACCGCCGAGATCCGCGCCCTGCTTCAAAAGTACGGCGCATCTAAGCTGTCACAGATCGATCCCGCACACTACAAAGCGTTGCTCGCCGAAGCGGAGATGATGACGGGTGGCAGTTAAACACGCAGTCTTATCCGCTTCTTCTTCCGAACGGTGGCTCAACTGCCCGCCCTCCGCAAGGCTGTGCGAAGCCTACGAGGACAAGGGCAGCGATTACGCCGCCGAGGGAACGGACGCCCATGCGCTCTGTGAGTTCCGGCTGAAGCAGGCTCTGGGGATTCCGGCGGACGATCCCATCGAAAATCTCTCCTGGTACAACGAGGAGATGGAGGACTGTGCCGCCGGGTATGCCGCCTATGTATCGGAGCTTCTGGAGAACGCAAAGCAGAACTGCGCCGACCCGGTCATCCTGATCGAGCAGCGAGTGGATTTCTCCCGCTGGGTGCAGGACGGCTTCGGCACCGCCGACTGCATCGTCATCGCTGACGGCGAACTGAACATCGTGGACTATAAGCACGGCAAAGGCGTGGAGGTCAGCGCCGTGGATAATCCGCAGATGATGCTGTATGCCCTGGGTGCTCTGGAGATATTTGACGGCATCTACGACATCGATTCCGTCCGCATGACCATCTACCAGCCCAGGAAATCCAATATCAGCGTCTGCGTCATGGAAAAGGACGGCTTACTGGAATGGGCACAGAACGACCTGACCTATAAGGCGAAGCTGGCGTATGAGGGCGGCGGTGATTTCCACTGCGGCGAATGGTGCCGATTCTGCAAGGCAAAGGCTGAATGCCGGGAACGAGCCGAAGCGAATCTCGCACTTGCCTGGTACGACTTTGAAGAGCCTCCTCTACTGACTGATGAGGAGATCGCCGGCATCCTGGACAAGGTGGATGCTCTTACCGCCTGGGCTGCGGATGTGAAGGAATACGCTCTCCAGCAGGCAGTCAGCGGTACGGCGTTCCCCGGCTGGAAGCTGGTCGAGGGCCGTTCCAACCGCAAGTACACCAGCGAAGCCGCTGTGGCCGCAGCCGTTGAAGGCGCGGGCTTCGACCCCTACGAAAAGAAACTCCTCGGCATCACCGCCATGCAGAAGCTGCTGGGAAAATCTCGCTTTGAAGAGCTTCTCGCACCCTACATTGAAAAGCCGCAAGGCAGGCCGACGCTCGTGCGGTCGAGCGATAAACGGCCCGAATGGAACACCGCAAAAAATGATTTTATGGAGGAAATGTAATATGTCTACCAACACAAACAGAGTCAACAACCCGATGAAGGTTATCACCGGTCCCGACACCCGCTGGTCTTATGCCAACGTCTGGGAGCCCAAGTCCATTAACGGCGGCACGCCGAAGTACTCGGTGTCGCTGATCATCCCGAAATCTGACACTAAGACGGTGGCGAAAATCAAGGCTGCCATTGAAGCCGCCTACCAGGAGGGACAGGCCAAGCTGAAGGGCAACGGCCGCAGCGTACCTCCTCTCTCCGCAATCAAGACTCCGTTGAGAGACGGTGACATTGAAAGGCCCGACGATCCTGCCTATGCGAACGCCTACTTCATCAACGCCAACTCCGCCACCGCTCCCGGTATCGTGGACGCAGACCGCAATCCTGTACTGACCCGCTCCGAGGTGTATTCCGGCGTGTACGGCAGAGCGTCCATCAACCTGTACGCTTTCAACAGCAACGGCAACAAGGGCATCGCCTGCGGGCTGAACAATCTGCAGCTCATCCGTCCCGGCGAACCCCTGGGCGGCAAGGCCAGCGCTGAAGCCGACTTCTCAACCGATGACGACGAGGATTTCCTCAGTTAAGACAAGGGAGGTAAAACACGATGACGACAATTCAAGCGATCCTTCTCCTCGCTCTTCTCGTAATCTGGCTGTGCTTCAGCGTGGTTTTCCTGATCACCGCCGTGCAGTCCTTCATCTATGACCGCAAACGCGAAAAGCGTGAGCGTGAACAGGCGGTCCGTGACGCAGAGTATCACGAAAACCGCATGAAGCTGCTGGAGAAATAAGCAACCAAGTCCCAGGGCGGCGGAGCGATCTGCCGCCCTATTGGGGTATGGAAGGAAGTGACGAAATGCGAACCTTATCCATCGACCTGGAGACCTACAGCGATCAGTCCCTTGCCAAAACAGGTGTGTACCGTTATGTGGAGTCTCCCGATTTTGAAATACTGCTCTTTGCCTACAGCGTGGATGGCGATCCCGTACAGCAGATAGACCTTGCCTGCGGAGAGAAAATCCCACCAGCGATCCTTGCCGCACTGGAGGATGACAAGGTGACCAAGTGGGCCTTCAACGCCAATTTTGAACGCATCTGCCTGTCACGTTTTCTGGGCTATCCGACCGGCGACTATCTGGAGCCGGACTCCTGGAAATGCTCGATGGTCTGGGCGGCGTACATGGGTCTGCCCTTATCTCTGGAGGGAGCCGGCGCCGTTCTTGGCCTTGAAAAGCAAAAGTTGACCGAAGGTAAAGAACTCATCAAATATTTCTGCCAGCCCTGTACGCCAACTAAGTCCAATGGTCAGCGCGCCCGCAACCTTCCCAAACACGCCCCGGATAAGTGGCTGGCTTTCAAACGATACAACATCCGCGATGTGGAGACGGAGATGTCCATCCAGGCTCGGCTCTTAAAATATCCCGTGCCGGACAGCGTCTGGGAGGAATACCATCTCGATCAGGAGATCAACGACCGCGGCGTGGGGCTGGATATGGAACTGGTACGGCAGGCCATTCAGATGGACGGGCGATCCCGCTCGGAACTGACACAGGCAATGAAGGAACTAACCTCCCTTGACAATCCCAACTCGGTACAGCAGATGAAGCAGTGGCTTGCGAATAACGGCGTGGAGACCGATACCCTTGGCAAAAAGGCTGTAGCGGAGCTTTTGAAAACCGCACCGCCGCAGCTTCAAAAGGTACTAATTCTGCGCCAGCAGCTTGCGAAATCCAGTGTAAAAAAATATCAGGCGATGGAGACCGCCGTCTGCGCCGATGGCCGGGCAAGAGGTATGTTCCAGTTTTACGGAGCCAACCGCACCGGGCGGTGGGCAGGCCGCATCATTCAGATGCAGAATCTCCCACAAAACCATCTGGACGATCTGTCCGAAGCCAGAGGGCTTGTCCGGGCAGGCAACTTTGACGCTCTGGAAATGCTCTATGAGGATGTGCCGGACACCCTTTCCCAGCTGATTCGCACAGCATTCGTGCCGCAGGAAAACAGAAAGTTCATTGTGGCGGACTTCTCCGCGATTGAAGCCAGGGTGATTGCATGGCTTGCCGGCGAGAAGTGGCGGCAGGACGTGTTCGCCGAGGGTAAGGATATCTACTGCGCCAGTGCATCTCAAATGTTTGGCGTCCCCGTAGAAAAGCACGGCGTAAACGGACATCTGCGGCAGAAAGGCAAGATCGCCGAACTGGCTCTCGGCTACGGCGGCTCCGTGGGCGCATTGAAAGCGATGGGTGCTTTGGAGATGGGTCTTCAGGAAGACGAGCTTCCCGCTCTGGTTTCCGCATGGCGTCAGGCGAATCCGAAAATCGTGCAGTTCTGGTGGGCGGTCGACCGCGCCGTGATGGACGCTGTTACCCGCAAGACCACCACGAAAATACACGGCATCATATTCTCCGCCAGAAACGGGATGCTGTTTATCACGCTCCCTTCCGGAAGGAGCCTTGCCTATGTGAAGCCCAAGATCGGGACAAACAAGTTCGGCGGAGACTGCATCACCTATGAAGGCATCGGCGGCACAAAGAAATGGGAACGACTGGAAAGCTATGGTCCAAAATTCGTGGAAAATATCGTCCAGGCGACCTCCCGCGATATCCTCTGCTACGCCATGCAGACCCTTCGCTGCTGCTCCATCGTCATGCACATCCATGATGAGGTGGTCATCGAAGCCGACCGCCGGATGTCCCTGCAGGCTGTCTGCGACCAGATGGGCAGGACGCCGCCCTGGGCAAAGGGGCTTCTGAGCGAGGAGGAATATGCCGTAATTGATACAAATCTGCGGGCTGAGTTCTCGTCGTCTTTGGGTACATTATTATCGGAAAACGACTTGATATAATTGGCTTTCGGTAGTGCCCGAAGGTTTGCGCACTTAGGGTCGTGCCCGTCCATGGGACGATGATCAGTTCGCTTCCTGCAGGTTG